CCATACTTTCAAAGACTTGAACGTATGCTTGCGGGTATGCTCACAAGAAAACCAGTAAGGCTACAAGATGTAAGCGATACAATCCGAGAACAGCTATTTGACGTTGACCTACAGGGTAATGACTTAAATATCTGGACTTATGAAACCGCTAGAAAAATGATTCGTTACGGCCATGTTGGTGTGCTGGTTGATACCCCAGCTGAAGGCAATGGCCGTCCATATTGGGTAGCTTACACACCAAGGGAAATCTTGGGCTATCGAACAGAAGTTAAAGCAGGGAAAACTACGTTTACACAACTTAGACTTATTGAAAAGGTTTATGAGGCTGACGGCGAGTATGGCGAAAAACTGATTGAACAAGTCAGGGTGTTGTATCCGGGTCGCTATGAGATACACAGAAAGAATGATGATGGCAAATATACAGTTTTTGACGAAGGCAATACCAGCACAACAGAAATACCTTTTGCAGTTGCTTACTCAAACCGCGTGAGTCTTATGGAGTCTAGACCACCATTAGAAGATATTGCAGAGCTAAACATCAAAGCGTACCAAGTACAAAGTGACCTTGATAACCAGCTACATATATCCGCTGTACCATTGCTAGGTTTCTTTGGATTTCCACAAAGTTCTGAAGAAGTAAGTGCAGGACCGGGAGAGGCGATTGCGTTTCCCGCGGATGGTAGAGCCGAGTACATTGAACCAACTGGTAGGTCTTTCGATTCACAGTTTCAGAGGTTAGACCAGTTAGCACAGCAGATTAATGAACTTGGTTTGGCCGCAGTACTGGGACAGAAGTTAAGCGCAGAAACAGCAGAAGCCAAAAGGATAGACAGAAGTCAAGGGGACAGCACAATGATGGTAGTTGCTCAACAGATGCAAGACTTAATCGACAACTGTTTAACTTATCACGCCCAATACTTAAATACCTCAGAGATCGGTAGCAGTTTTGTTAACCGTGATTTCCTAAGCACAAGACTAGAGCCACAAGAAATACAATCATTGCTACAACTTTATACCGCTGGCACGATCACACAAAAAACATTATTAGATCAACTTACTCAAGGCGAGGTGCTAGGAGACGAGTTTGACGTTGATGAGGAGATTGAAGCTACACAAACTGGCGGGTTAACAGAAATGCAACCACCAGAACCAGAGGAAGAAGAGGAGCCAGAAGAAGAAGAGGACGAACCAGAGGCGGCGTAACTGATGGCTTTGCCTGATGCCATTTATAGAAATGCTATTGACCTTAATAGATTTGGAAATAAAGTCTCTACTGATGTTTCAAAAAGGTTTGTAGATATTTGTGTTCAATCGGTTAGGCAACTGGCCGAGCTAGACCGCAAAGGTTTGGGCGATAGTTACCGGGCTGCACGATTGCGTTCTATTGTGGCGCAGCTAGAAAAAAGTCTCAGTAACTGGAAAAAATTTGCCAATACAAATGTAGTTAGGGAGTTGCAAGGGTTAGCCGGGGTACAGGCTGGATTTATTGAAAAACAGCTAACGCAAGTCATACCAAGGGGTATGAGGCAAAACATACAAGTTAATGGTATTGAAATATCGCCAAAGTTTGCAGAATCTGTTGTAAGTGTAGACCCTACAAAAATTAGATCAAGGGCTGTTGGAAAACAGTTGGCGGCATTTTTAGGAGAGTCGGAGTTGTCAGATAATTTAGGTGCAATAATGACACTACCCAACGGAAACATAGTACAGCAAGCCTTTGATAAGATTGCTGAGGATTCTGTCCAACTGTTTAGGCGGACAGTTCAAGATGGATTATTAACCGGGGAAACAACGCCCCAGATTACACGCCGATTGCTAGGTAATAGCAGAGAAGGGGATAACGCTAATATTTTGCAGATGGCACAGAAAGGCGGGATAATGACGACCCCACCTATCAACCAAGTAAGAACCCTCGTCAGAACTAGCATTAACCAAGTTTCCAATAATGCGGCACTTTCTGTTTACCGGGCTAACAGCGACATAACAAAAAAATACAGGTACACCGCAACACTTGATAGCAGAACTACGGCTGTTTGTGGTGCTTTAGATGGAAGGGTATTTGAATATGAACAGGGTCCAATGCCACCCCAGCACTTCAACTGTAGATCAACGATTATTCCTGAGATCGACTACGATAACTTACCTTTCGACCCACCACCCACAGGTAGAAAGCGTGCTTCAGCCGATGGCCCTGTGTCTGCAAATATGGATTATTCAAAATGGTTATTCTTACAACCACAGGCAGTTAAGGCAAGAATACTAGGGGGAAAACTTAACCCGGTCACAAACAAATATGAAGGTGCTTTTAGATATTTTGACAGATTGGTAGGAAAAGAAAAAGACACCAGAAAGGCGCTGTCTAAATTTGTAAGGGCAGATGGTAGCAGAGTTTCTTTAGTAGAGTTGAAAAACAGATACGGTAAGCCTGAGAATATCCCAGTAGGGCCACAGCCACGCCCAGTAACAGCAAAGCCTATCAAAAGGAAACCAGCACTTGGAACCTACGCACCTACAAAACAACCAAAGATTGCAGTATCTAGGGGCAAGGACATTGTAGGAGGCAGACTACAGAAGCTAGACGGTTTCAGAAAAGATTACAAAAAGCTATTGCGCGAACACTCAGATTTAAGAGTAGAAAGAAAGCGATTAGTTGATAAGATTAATAATTCATTTGTTATGAAAGAACGTATTGACGCTAGAGTTGAATACGACAAAGTAGTTGCTCGATTAACTGACCAAAGGGCAAAGATTAGAGCAGTAGAAAGACAGGGTACGTTGCAAATGTTTGATATTAGAAAAGAAGCCATAGCAAACTCAGCAGTTACAAGAAAAGAACTTAAGAACGCACTAGACCAGATTGATTTTACCGGGGACTTAAAAGCTACAAGGGAAAGAATAAAGGGCGAAATGGAAGAGTTCGGTTTGATGTTCAACGGCGCTGGTATAACAAAGAAGGGTAAATTTATTCAAGGTCGTTCTAATCAGATCAAAACAGTACAGGTTAGAAAAGGTAGGGCGCACAATCAACCTGAGTTCATGGGAACTGAGTTTAGTAAGATCAAAGTACCAGCAACTAGCGAAGGATATTTTGGAGAGAATGACGCAAAAGCAACTCTATTTCACGAAATCGGCCACAGTTTAGAAGGCTTTGAGGAGAAAAACTTAGATTTAGCAGTAGCTTTTAGAACAAAAAGGATAAAAAGTGACTTTCCTGTGAGTCCAAAAAAACTGAAAGGTACAATCATGGACGGCTACGCACAAAGAGAATCAGTTTTAGCAGATAGTTTCATTTCTCCTTATGTTGGCCGACCTTATAAGCAAAGAACATCAGCAGATCGCACACCAGCAAACCAAATGCCAAAAGGATTAAAACCGGGGCAAGAATATGACTCAGCTACAGAAGTGATTAGTATGGGGGTAGAACATTTTAGTGATCCCGAGTCTATGTTTCGTTTATATCAAGCAGACCCGGAACATTTTTACATGATCTTGTCCCTTACTAGAACTGTTTATTAATGGCTGTCAAACTACGCATCACAGAAGGTACAGAAAATGCAACGCTAACTTTGCGTACGTCCCCCGGTCTTGTTTCCTTTGCTGGTAGCGAGGAGATAAGAAAAGATATTGAGTTTGAGTCTCAGTTTGCTTACAACTCAGTAGGGCATAAATTGAATCTGGCTAGCTGTTTTGCGATGGATTTGTATATTTTTATGGTTGATCTTTTTGACGCTAAAAACTGATGACAAAGAATTAGGTATAATAGAAAAAACCGGAGTTTCTTAATGCCAGCTTCAATGTACAAAATGGGTGGAAAAAAGAAAAAGAAAAAGGGAGGTAAAAAAAGATGACCCCATTAACTTTTTCTGTAGACGGTTCTGACCCTAAACCCGAGCCAGTTTGTCCAATGCCTACAAAGCCAGACTTTGGAAGTATGACAAAGGCGCAGTTAGAAGAGTTTGGCCGTACTATTGGTATTGAACTTGATAAACGACTAACTCACAAAAAGCTAGTGGCGTTAATCGAGGAAGCTGTCAATGCCTAAGTTAAGGCGTACAGCAAAAGATAAAAAAACTGGCCTACCTAAGAAATATCTTTCGGGAGCTAGAAATAAGGCGGCAAAAGCAAGAGAGATCAAGCGCACCGCTGAAGCCTACAAACGTGGCGAGTTCATAGACATTGCTGCGGTTTCACGATCACGCACTAAACAAGATGTCACAAAAAGCAAGAAGAAAACCACTAAGCGGCGCAATAAAAAGTAGCCTCAAGAAAAAAGCTGAGGGTACAAAGTTTTTTTATGGCGAACTTGCGGAGGTCTATAGAAAAGGTCAAGGCGCGTATCTTTCATCAGGTAGCAGAAACGTTCCAATGGGTGCTTGGGCGATGGGTAGGGTAAATAGCTACATGAGAGGAGACAAGGCCAGAACAGCCGATTCTGCAATATACGCAAGATATAACAAAAGAAGATAATGGCTATAAAAAAAGGCGGGCATACTTTCGAGGGCGTAGACAAACCCATAAGAACACCGGGGCATAAGTCGGGAAAGTCTCACGCCGTTGTTATCAATGATGGTGGCAAACAGCGATTGATAAGATTTGGAGCGCAAGGGGCTAGTACAAAACCACCTAGAAAAGGAGAATCAGAGGCAGACAAGGCAAAACGCCGTAGTTTCAAGGCTAGACACGCAAAAAATATTGCAAAAGGCAAGACAAGTGCAGCATATTGGGCAAATCGTGTAAAGTGGAGCTAATATAAAAACAAATTTACCCTGCGGGTTTATGTCAGAAGAAATTAACCAAGAGGCTGCGCCAACTGGTAACAACAACGAAGAGCTACTTTCACAAATCAAGGCTCTCGAAAGTCGCGTTCAATCAATGGACGCAAAAAACAAAGAATTATTAAACGAAAAGAAAAAGTTTCAGAAGCTAGAACAAACGCTTTCTACAATGCCTGACGGTACGGACGTTCAAAAACTACTAGAGTTCAAACAGAAGGCCGAGCAAGCGGAACTAGAGGCCAAGGGAAAATATACAGAAGCGCTTCAGGCACGAGATCAGCAGTTCAGGGAGGCAAGTGCAACAAAAGATGAACAGATAAAAAAATTAGAACAAAGAGTAAAAGAATTGGAACTTATCACGCCAACGGTTTCTGCTTTGGCTGATATTGTCCATGACCCTGACATGGTGCTAAAAACAAAACTTAGCCCGGAGCAAATCAAAAGGCGCGAAGATGGAACGGTTGTTGTTGTTGATGGATATGAGGAAACCCCAGTTGCCAAGTGGGCTGAGAGCCTACCAGATTGGTTAAAGAAATCTGACCCCGCGAGA